CTTGGCATCCCATGGACCCTCGAACTCAGGCGTCAGTTCGACGCGGCGCATAGCTTGGAATTCGAGCAGTTCGCTATCGGTGGGCATCACGCGCCTCCTTCGTTACGTTGGGGATCAGCAGCCGTCACACGTTCCGGCACGCCAGCAACGGGTGCGGCGGCGAGCATGGCGCGGTAGATAACCACGGGACTGTTGCCGCCGGTCTGTTCCATGTATTCGCGTGCAGCTTCGGCCGCAGCGAGGCACATTTCGCGGGTCGGTTCCTTCGGGACCGTCTGCCACAATTTGATGCCGTGAGCCGGCGCCACGCCATGAGCGTTGAGCGCTTGACGCAGCTCGCTCACTTCCATCGGCGTCAGGATGTTCTCGCCGGTGCTCGTCGGCCCTTCGATGGTGATACGGATGCGGTTGCCCAGCTCGTTGATGAACTCGCGCACGGTGGTCGGCGACACGCCATCAATGGATGTCCACGTTCGTGGGTCACCCCACTCCTGTAAGACAGCGGTACGCGACATGCGCTCCCTCCGGCACTTCGTGCACAGTCTCTCGTTAGCTTCACGGAGTTCGTCCGTGTTGCCGGAATACAGCAATCCAGAGAGGTCGATAGCGGCCTGATGATCCATGCTCATCGTTGTTCTCCGTCAGGTGAATCCACGCCCGAGGATCGCGGAAACGTTGCTGCCGCTACACGCGCTGCGTCTTGCATCCACTTGGGCCAGTTGTTGAAGTCCTCGCGGGCCTTGTCGAACTGCGCGAGGAAATTGCGCACTTCTTGCTCGGTCAGGCCATCTTTCCTCGCTGCGGCGGCGCTCTCCTGAGGGGAAGGGGTGGCGGCGCGGGCTGCCGCCTTGCCATCCGAAAAGCCTTGCATGTAGGCGATGGTTAGCGCATCCGAATCGTCATCGCTCGCCACCGGCTCCTGCGCGGGCTGTGCTGCTGCCCCGGTGAGGGGCGTCAAGATTTCCGCGAACCAGCAGTTCTCGGTCCGCTCAATGGTCGGCCAGCAGTTGGGCGTCTGTAAGGCGATGAACATGTTGTCGTCGCCGTAGCCGATCACCTTGCGCCATGAATAGGATCGATGCTGGTCAGACTCCACATCACAGTTCGCGCCCGAGACAAAACACATCGAGCCAATCGCAGGCAGCGCATCGCCGGACGTGTAAGGCCGCGCGGCAAGTCGCCCAATAATGGTTTTGCTCATTTGACTTCCTTTGCTGCCCCGGTGAGGGCGGTGAACAGGTGAGTTCTCAGGGCTTCGCGGGCGGCGTCACGACCCTCCTTCTTTTCATAGAACCCCGGAGTTCCAGCCATCACCGACATGGCAACAGCCCATTGCGACAAGTCTTCGCTTAGTTTTCTCGCCTTTTCCACCCACTGCGCATCCACGCCAGATGGCTGTGCTGGGGATGCTTGGGCGAGAAGGGCGCGGGCTCTCCAGTGCGGGCCGATGTTGTGCGCATGCTTCCAGAGGGCGCTGTACGCCTCGGCCTTCGACGGAGTGCCGTCGCGCGTGGCGTGCCACTGCCTTGCGAGTTCCAGCAACTCGCGAATCCACAGATTCTGCTCATGGGCGTCATCCGTCGCCGCTGCCTGTGCTGGTGCGGCTTCGGCGCGGATGGTGTCGATCAGATCGAGCGCGGCATTGATGTTCTCCCTGCCCCTCGGGCTCATCGCTGCAAATCCATAAGCCTCTTCGAGCAGTGCGCGGAGATCATCAAACAAGGCTGATGACGCCTGTGCTGGTGCGGCGGCAAGGCGCGAGTAGTCTTGCAACTGGCCGTTGACGCTGCCGGTGAGGCCGTTGACCTCGAAGGCATCCATCAGGTCTTCGTCCGGTGCTGGTGCGGCGGGGCGCTCTCCTGTGGGAGTGGCGTTTAGGGGCGGGAGGCACTGTGCCGCATACTCGCCCTTCGATTCCTCGTCGCTGATGTAGCGCGTCGGCTCCGCGCTCGCGGCTCTTGGGGGAGTGGCGAGGAATGCGTGAATGAAGCGAGCCGCGTAAGCGGTGGTCGATTCGATGTGCTCATCACCTTCGCCCGTGGTATTGCCCACGTTGACCGTCTTGTCGTAGCCGCTTTGGAGTGAGTCAGCCACATCGCGCAGGTCATCACGGTTGAACGCCTGAAGCGCCTTCGCGCTCGCGGCTTGCGCGGCGGGGCGCTGGCGGGAGGCTTCGACTGCGGAGGCCCGATTGCGGATCGTCTTGAAGTAGCGCAGGAAGGTTTCGTGCGACAGACCAAAGCTCATCGCCTCTTCGTGCGCCGAATATGCAAGTTCGCGCAGGTCGTCATCCGCCAGCCCCTGCATCGGCTCTGCGCGGTCGGTGGGTTCAATCTGCATGGACGCTCCTGCGGTGGTGGGGTGGGTCATGTCACCATCCTCCCGTAAATTGCGGGTTCGTTTTCGTGCTCTCTGTCGTTCGCCTCGTTCCAGAAAGCCTTTAGCTCTTCGCTGTAGTTGAAGTCGCTGACAAGCGGCAGGGGAATGCCCTTTTGCCGAAACGCGGCGAGGATGCATGTCGGGCAGTTTTCGGTCAGTTCGCGCAAAGCGGGAAGTGCTGTTGACAGTGCCGTATCGACCTTGACGGAATCGAAGTCGGTACGATCCGGCTCTCGGTCAAAGCCGTAGCTCTCGCCAGGGAAGACGGACATGCAGGACGACGGATCGGGAAGAAGAGCCAGCATGTCGGCCATCGGTGTGGTCGGAGTACCTCTCTTCGCACAGTGCCCACATTCGCGCTGCGGATTGAGCGTGCAGCTCTTCTCGTGCTTCGCAAGGTGGAAACCTGAGTTCCCCGCCTTCTTGCAGAAGTCGCAGTAGTAACGCCAACGCTTGACGGCTTTCATGTCAACTTGCCCTCCTGGCTGGAGAGAGCGGCGCGATCCAGTCGTTCGATTTCAGCGAGGATCAGAGCTCCAGCACGAATGAGGTTGCTGCGGCGATCTTTGGGCTTCCACCATATGCGCGCCCAAGGCCAATGCCTCGGAACGAACTCTCCAGCTCGGTTGTGCGAGTGAGCGCCGATGTCTCCTGACTCGATGGCCGCATTAATGCCAGAGTGCATCGCGTAGCACGCAGCGGCAACGGCCATGCCGCCATTTCGGTGCGCGTCGTCATGACCGGCATCCCTGCCTTCCTGCTCGATCTGGCGCCGCCGTTCGGCGAGCACATCCTGCGCTGCTTGCGTCATCCCAGCGGGTGCTACTGCATCGGTGATGGGGGAAGGAGCAGCGCCGGGAGGCGGGTCGAGAGGCTTCCAGTGCGTGGGTTCCGTCCACCAAGCGTTTACATCGTCATCGCATTCGACTGACGTTTCGTACCACCCTTCGGCGCACTCGTCGTCCTCCCACGTTTCCGCAATGGTGGCGGCGGAGAACCACTGCCCGCGCAACGTGCGCCACTTGCCGTGAGAGTTGTAATGGCCCAGCAGAATCGTGCGGCCATCCTTAGGAGCCGTCTCAATCGACTGCCACTGCGGCACTCCTGCCACTCGCATTGCAGGCACTTCTACCGGCTCTCCGACAAATTCGCCGTATTCAATGGGGACTGTGTTGTTCATGGGGTTCTCCGTCTCAATACCCAGCCGTATTGCGCGCAATCCGCCCAGCTCGCGGCATCACTTGATCGAAAGGCGGTCTTTCGCCACCAGCTTTGCGCCAGGAACGTCGAACCCGTCCTTGAGGGCCTTCTTGATCAGCGCCTTGTCCGGCTCATACTTCGCCGGGATCTCGCGCAGGTAGTCCAGCGGCAGCAGGCCCGGCTCGAAGACCTCGACCGACTCATCGCGCCCGATCGCCAGCGACACCTTGAACGTGCCGTCATCGCTGGCGATCTCGCGCACACCGCACGCGGCCATGTGGCTCTTGAGGTATTCCCGCAGCCACTCCGAGCGGCGGCGGGCTGTCTTCACGCGCTCGAGCAGAGCCTTCGCATGGGCTTCCACCATCGCAGCCTGCACATCGTTTTCGAGGATGAAGGCGGCGCATGCCTGAGACTTCGCCGCGACCAGCGCGCGGGCCTGCTCAAAGCCTTCCGGCAGTTCGCCCGTTTCCGGATCGATCTGTTCCAGCAGGTCGCGCACCTGAGTAGCTGCTTGGTAGAGGGTGATTTGCATGGGTCTTCCTGTGAACGTTGGTGCAGGTGTGGCACCAAGAGGCAAGCCGCGCCTTCTTGTTTCCCGATGCGTTGATGTGCGCAAAGCGGGAATCAGGCAAGTACGAGCCGCACTTGGTGCATTCCTTCATGGCATCAGAACGGGATGTCGTCGTCCATGTCGTCGAAGCCTGAGCCTGCGGCGGCGGGTGCCGGAGCAGCGGCCTTCGCGCCCTTCAGCGGGCGATGGCGCAGGCGCGTGACCATCTTGGCGAGCTGCTCGGGCTGGGTCTTCTTGTCGAGGATTTCGCTGGCCGTCAGTTCGGTGTCGGCCTGGAAGATGCCCGCGATCACCATGCGCGTGCCGGTGTCGCCGTTGTTCTTCGGGTAGTCCTCGGTTTCCAGCAGCAGGCCGATGGGCTTGTTGCACAGGTCAGGGAACACCGTGGCGCGCTCGGTCACTTCCTGCCGCGCCTCGTTGTCCCATTTCTTGATCGTGCCGGCCTTAGGCTCGATGTTGCGCAGGCGCAGGCAGGTCATGATTGCCATGAGTGCCTGATAGCCCATGAGCTGGTCCCCGTTGGACTTCTGGGTATAGATCGACAGGTTCGCCGTCTGGCCGTGGCTCTCGAAGCGCAGGGCGACGCCCTTGGTTCCGGTGCTGGCCGTCACATCGGCGGCTTGCGTGAAGATGCCGACGTACTTGCCCATTTCGATGATGCGGTTGCCGGTCTGGTCGGCCTTGCGTGCTGCGTTGGGGTCGAGGTTGTACATGGTGGTTTCCTGTGTGAGTTAAGCCGTGGCCGTCAGGCCGTAGTAATCGCAGATGGCCAAATCGACCGCCGCGAGGTCGTTGGGGATGTGCTCGGAATCGAACATCCCCATCGGACTCTTGACCGTGTCCATGCCGCTGTTTTGCGTGGAGAACACGAATTCGCCGTTGACGCGCTGGGCGCGCAGGACGATGGTGAGAAGACCTTCCATCGTGATCTTTTCGTCCAGCAGTTTCCCGATGGTCTTCACCTTGACGTTTCCGGCGTCGTCCTGCTGGGTGTGCGCGAGGATGTACACGCGCGAGGCATCGGCAAGCCGCCCGGCCTCCATGAGAATGTCCCAGGCATGGCGCGCAATCTCGTTGTACTTGGCGAAAGCGGAGTCGCCGCGCTCTTGATCGAGGATGCGCCGCATGAACTCGTTGGCGAGCACATATTGAAAGTCATCGATCACGACGATGGGCTTCTTCGTGCGCTGCATCGCGCCGACGATCGTTGGCGAACTGTCCGTCACGAGGATGGAGCCCTTCGGGTCAGCCTTGGTGCAGGGCTTCCAGTCCTTGGACTTGAAGGGGAGGGGCTTCTTCACCGCCTGGATCAGCAGCGTGTCGGCCGGGTTGAGGTTGCGAAGGCTGGTCGTTTTGCCCGAGCCCGATTGCCCGAGGATCATGGTTGCGATGCTCATTTGTGCGTCCTGTGTGTTGTGTGGTCGATTCGTATTGCTGTTGAAGCTCTTGCTCGTGCTGTTGCCAGAAGTCAGCGCCTTCCATGATTCAAGCCATCCACCTAGCAATCACCCCGCCGCCAACCCCGACGACAACCCCGCCGACAAAGGCGAAGGCCATACTGACAATGGCGAGAAGAAAGTCGCGAAAGGTGAGGAAGTCCTTTTGCGCGC